GCTTGGGATTTCTGGGAGACTCCGAAGAGAACCTAAAGAGGGCGATTGACTACCTTGCCGGAACACCCATACTCTCATCTGATTCCGAAGACCATGATTCAGAATCTAGCCTTCCGTCGGGACATCTTTTTCTACATCAATACCTTTGGCTACACCCTCGACCCACGGCTTGATCCAGCCGCAAGGCCGTTCATCTTGTACCCGTTTCAGGAAGAAGCCGTCAACGCGATGTGCGATTCGATTGACACGGGCCATGATTTGGCTATGGTCAAGTCTCGGGATATGGGTGCGTCGTGGTTGACCACCACTGTCTTCGCGTGGTATTGGCATTTCAAGCCACTTAAGTCTCTTCTTCTGGTCAGCCGTAAGGAGGGTTTGGTAGATTCGCCCGGCAACAGTGCCAGCCTTTTTGCCAAGATCGACTTCTTCCTCGATCACCTCCCCGGCTGGCTAGTTCCAAACCTCACACGAACCAAACTACGGTTGACAAACGATGACAACGGATCAGCAATCACAGGCGAAAGCACCACGGGAGATGTCGCTCGGGGTGACCGTAAAACTTGCATCGCCCTCGACGAATTCGCGTCTGTGGAGAATGGTGGTGCTGTGCTTGCCGCAACCGCAGATGCCTCGAACACCCGATGGTTTATTAGCACCCCGAAAGGTTCCGGCAATGTCTTCTATGACATTGTTCACTCAGGCCGGACTAAAACGCTCAAGTTTCACTGGACTCAAGACCCAAGAAAAAACACAAATCTACGATTTGGCGGGGATGGGAAGCCTACATCACCTTGGTATGAGAACGAACTGAAGCGTCGTACCCACCCAGTCGAGGTGGCACAGGAACTTGACCTTGACTTTGCTGGATCTGAGTACCTGTTCTTTCCCGAAGAGGTGGTGGTCAAAGCCGAAGAAGAAGTCAAGGCTCCGCTGCGAACTGTGGCTATTGAACATGACGCTGGAGGCCGACCAACAGGCATTTCATCCTATCCAAACGCCCCAGTCATTCTTTGGGTCGAGTTGGACGAACGCAATATGCCCGACCAAGACTGCGATTACGTTATTGGTGCGGACATTGCTACAGGCACAGGTAGCAGCAACAGTGTGGCATCTGTCGTAAGGCGGAGAGATGGAGAGAAGGTCGCAGAGTTCTGTACTCCAGACATGCGGCCTGACCAGTTCGCCCGCACTGTTGTTGCCCTTTGCCGCATGTTCAAAGGCAAGTCAGAGATTGGGGCGCACCTAATCTGGGAGGCCAACGGTCCCGGTCGCATCTTTGGCGATGTGGTCATGGAGTTGGGGTACGGCAACATTTACTTCCGCCGGAATGACAAATCAATCACATCCAAGACCACCTCTATACCGGGGTGGTACAGCAGCAGAGAAGAGAAAGTGGCCCTTTTGGGCAACTATCGCCGAATGCTGTCCAACGGGGACTTTGTTAATCACAGCCGATCAGCCCTCAAAGAGTGCCGCGAGTATGTGTTTAGTCAGGCTGGGGGGGTGGTTCACAGCCGTTCACGGTTTGGCAGCGACCCATCTGGGGCTAAAGATAACCACGGGGACAGGGTGATTGCAGACGCTTTGGCGGCTAAATTAACCAATGTGGCCCCCGATCCGATGATAAAAGAGAACAATGGGCCTGAGTACGGCACTATGGCCTATCGACGTAAAGAGCGTAAACAAAAGAAGGTTGAGAAAACACAATGGTAAAAGTCGGTAATGTAGATATCACCCGACTCAAAAGCGCAGTGAGCCACAGCAGAAGACGGCTTGAGCCTTATCGAGTTCGCCGTCTGGCTGCTCTGCGTGAGTATGTCGGTCGCAACTACTCCGACCAAGGTGCGCCTGACCGTGTGCCAGTCAACTTTATCGAGTTGGCAATCAACATTTACTCTCGTCAGTTGGCTTCACGCCGACCAGCCATGACCATCGGCACTCGCCAGCGTGAACTCCGCATCTTTGCGAAAGAGTTTGAACTGGCGGTCAATCACCTGCTTGGCGAAATGAACTTTGAGCAAACGCTGCGTCAGGCAACAATTGACGCTTTGTTCTCGATGGGCATCGTCAAAGTCGGAGTCAGTGAGCCAAATCAGCCTATTCGTGGGTTCCTGACCCGATCTGGTCAGCCTTACGCCGAGTGCGTTGGACTAGATGACTGGGTTCACGACATGAATGCACAGGAGATGACGGAATGTGCCTTCATGGGCAACAGGTTCCGTTTGCCGCTCCACGCAGTGCGAGAGTCAGACCTTTACGAAGACACAGACAAGATCCAAGCAGTACGGAGAAGTAGAAGCAATGAAACGGGCGACCCGAAAACGTTTAGCCTCGGAAATGAAACGTCTTTCGACAAGGACGAAGCGTATGAGTACGCAGAGTTGTGGGAAATGTGGCTGCCGCAAGAAGGGAAAATCCTAACCTTCGCAGCCGATGACACAGGCGCACCACACCATCTGATCCGTCAGGTTGACTACAACGGCCCGATAGAGGGGCCGTATCACTTCTTGCAATTCTCTGATGTGCCGGGCAATACCATGCCTTTGGCTCCTGTTGCGACACTTATTGACATGCACGAACTGTCCAACACCTTGTTCCGCAAACTTGGTCGGCAGGCAGAACGGCAAAAAGACATCGTTGGGTTCCGTGGTTCGGCTGAAGGTGATGCCAAAAACTTGCAAAACGCTGCTGATGGCGAAATGATTCGCCTCGACGATCCTGATGCGATCAAGACATACAAGTTTGGCGGTATCGACCAGCAGACCCTTGGGTTTATGTTGCAAACCAAGTCCCTGTTTACCTATCTGGGCGGCAACCTTGATGCTTTGGGTGGGCTTGGCACGCAGTCTGACACCGTGGGACAAGACAAACTGATCTCGCAATCAGCGTCTAACCGTGTTGCGGACATGCAAAGTCAGGTTATTTCCTTTGTCAAGGAGACGGTCACGGCGGTAGCACAGCACTTGTTTGAAGATAAGTTTGTGAAGTTGGAACTTGAAAAGGCGGTAGGCAAAAATGGTGCAATCAAAGTTCCGTTTGTCTACGAAGGCTCCAAGGCAGAAGGTGAGTTTGTGAACTTCAGCATTGATGTTCAGCCTCATAGTCTCCAGCAATCGACCCCCGGCATGAAGTTGCAGGCATTGACACAAATCATGGGCCAGTTCATCAACCCACTCATGCCGATGATGCAGCAGCAGGGTCTTGCTCTCGATGTACGCAAGTTGATTAGTATGCTTGGCGAGTACACACAGTTGCAGGACTTGGGACAAATGGTCATTGACGCGAAGCAAGGCACACCAGTCGGCACAGAGAAAGATGCCGCCGCTGCCAAGAACGTCAACAAACGCACCGAATCCGTGCGAATCAACAAGCCGGGGGCAACTCGTCAAGGACAAGACGAGATGATGAGCAGACTGCTCTTGACTGGCAAGGGCGTGCAAGACAGTGAGGCTGCATCAATTATGAGGCCAGCGGAATAATGCCAACATATTGCTATCAAAAGCCAAACGGCGAAATCATCGAAAAAATTATGACCATCTCCGAGATGGAGGAATTTGACAAGAACCCAGTCCTTGACGGCGAAACTGTCAAACGTCGGGTGGATGTCGAAATGCGTGGTCACAGTGATGTCAACGACGTATGGCGACAGCCAATTATGTCTGAAGGTGCTGGATGCCACCCATCACAGGTCAATGAAATGAAACAGCATGCCGCCAAACATGGGGTCAACACTGACTACACCAAAGATGGGCGGGCAATCTTTACGAGCCGGTCGCACCGTGCAGCGCACCTGAAGGCTTTCAACATGCACGACAGAAACGGTGGCTACGGTGACTGAAGAACAAAATATCGAGGCTAGTGAAGGTGACGAAATCGTCGAAGAGGCGATGACCCCAGAGCAGCAGATGGAAGATCAACTGGATTTTGATGATCCAGAAGATGACATCCAGCAGGAAGCCCTTGAAGATTACATCGAGGATCAGAACTCTGACGGTGAAGAGGAGTCCTACGAAGAAGAACCAGAGGTAGAAGACCTGCTGCAATCTGCTCTTGATGTAGGACTTGAACCTGATGATATTGACCGACTGGGGTCGATAGAAGCGATCCAGAACTACATTGACATTGCCCAACGGCAAATGGGAGAGGTTGAGGAGGACGAGGAAGAGGAATCTCCCGACTTCTCGCTGGACTACGAATTGCCGGAAGGCACGCCAGACGAGGTAAGAGCCGCCGTCGAAGGATTGGTTGGCAAACTAGAAGAGAAGTTAGCCAATTTTGAGCGTGTCTTCGGTGATTTTGAAAATATGCAAGAATCTGCACAAATTGAGCAAACAGAGGCTCAGTTCGACACGATGATTGAAGAGGTGGGGAATGGTTATTCAGGGCTGTTCGGCTCTGGCCCCACCGAGGAATTGTCTGATGACAGTCAGTTCCTTGAGAATCGAGTCCTCTTGATCGAGGAAATGAATGCCCTTGCAGCCGGATATGAGGCTTCAGGGCGAGAAGTGCCTGCTGAGGATGTTCTCATGCGTAAGGCTCTCGCTAGTGCATTTACCGAAGATCGGGATGAAATTCAAGCAGCACAAATGCGGGCTGCTATAAACAGTCGCCGCGATGCGTTCACAGCGTCCCCGACTCAACGACGCGGAAGAGCCATGTCCCCAGAGGCGGCTGCGAAGCAATCGGTGAGATCGTATATGGAGCAGTCTGGATTGCTGAACGGGATTGACGATCCGCAGGATTTCTAAACCCCTAAGTATGAGGTAATAGCATGGCACTGCAAGCCGCACAAATTGCTGATCTGATTACTGTGACCCTTCGGGATCTTGGGCGGTTGAAGTTTACGGAAATTGCGTCAACCCTCACGGATTATGTCGCACTTCCCAACATTCTTCAGAAGTACAAGGTTCAGTATCAATCCGGTCACGGGATTCAGTGGAACGTTATGTTCGCGCAATCCGACGCTGCAAAGAACGTCGGTCTGTACGAATCTGACAATGTAAACATCGCAGACATCATGACCACGGCAAACATTCCGTGGCGACACTGCACCACCAACTACGC